AAGATGCATCGAAAAAACTAAAAGAGTTTAGCCTAACTGCATTGGTTGATCCTGCATGGGAAGCAGTAAAGAATTTCTTTAAAGAAGCATTTGCTAATCCTACTAGTAAAATTAGACAAGTTACTGCTAATGTTGGTAGTATGTCTGAGCGACTTACAAAATATATCTTAAGAAACACTTTACCTGACCCGAACGTTGAACGGGCATGGTATGATCCTACGCGACTAGCAGTTATGGGTATTCCTGATTCTGTATATGAATATGCTGGATATACTAAAAATGATAAAGGGAAATTTGTAATAAAACCAGATACAAATATTAGGTCAGAAAAGTATGAAGGCGTTCAAGGATTAAGATCGGCAGTCCCACCTGGACCAGGCGGATCTGCACCAATTATTTTAGCACCATCAACATCAACATCGTCAACAACAAATGGATTTTTTGTTCCAGGAAATGCACAAAGCCCGATTGATGCATCAGATATGCTATTATCCAAATAAAAGAAAAGGGAGCCGAAGCTCCCTAATCCCCGACTACCGAAGTAGTCTTTCTCCTTTATTGTGTACCAACTTTTGTCCGAATCTTATTCAGCGACTAGGCCTAATTGGTTGGCTTACCTAATTAGTCGTCATTTGCCAATCGTGCAAAATATGACATAGTATCTTCATCACCAGATGTATCAATCTGCTCTGCCGTTACTGGCTCTGCCATACGTGGCTGAGGTGCTGGTGCAGGTTCATTAATCATGTTTTCCTGTTTAACAGTATAAGCACCTGCAGTTGATTCTTCACCGAGAACACGCATTAACTTTGCTTTTAGCTCATCATACGTTTTATAGTTCTTTGGATCTGTAAACTCACTGAGATTATGTAATTGGTTATAAACTGATTCCAACTGGGATTCATTTCCTTCATATAGACCAGATGGGCTAGCAAACTCAGACTTATCATAATTACGATATCCTTCGACTTGACGGATCTTTAATTTAAAGTCTGCGCCTTCCCAAAAATCAAATGGGTTAACAGGATTTTCATCTGCAAATTCTGGTTGCATAGAATCCATGATTTTATCAAAGATCTTTTTACCAAACTTATAGATGAATACCTTGCCTTCATTCTGTGGTGCAGAAGGATCTTGAAGAACAAGAACATTCGTTACATAGTGAAGACGACGCTTTTGATCACGAGCTTTCTGCTTATCAGATTCTATACCCGAGTTCCAAAGGCGCGAGTTAAGTTCCCCGACTGGATCAGTTTGACCAATAGAAGTAAGGCTGTTTTCGATATACCATTGACCAGTTGGTCCTTTGAATCCGTGATCCCAGTATCTGACCCATGGTAGTTCTTGATCTGCTGCTGCTGGGAGGAATCGTAGTACTGCATATCCATTACCTGCCTTATCTACGGTTGGCTTCCAAATCCGATCATCTGTATATGATTTCTTTTCGGTACCACCACCGGTCGATTCTGCGGCTTGTACTAGTTTCTGGATTTGGTCACGATTACGTTTTAGATTTTCAAATGTCATTTGTATTTCCTTGTATTTGCTGAAGTATTAAACTGAATTATTATACCGTATTTTTGTTGTTTTGTAAACATATTATATATCGATCTATTCAAAAAAAGCTGAGTCCAATGAATTTGTTTTTGGAAGAAAGTTTAAAGCCATTGCTTCACCTTCCAACTTTTCTTTTATAATAGGTGATATAAATTTTTTTACATCTTCGGGATCAATTTCATTTTTTTCACAAAGATGTAAGATAGTATCCATATAGGATAATTTTGTTTCGATTACTGTTGCTTCGATGAGCTTAGTAAATTTTGACTTAGTCAAAAAGTTATCTTCAATCATTTATCTAATACCTTCAATAGGATTGTGTCTGAGTTTAATCTACCATTTGGAACGGTTGTTTTAGTGGTAAGCTTCTTCCATTCGGTATCGATTTGCTTAACGGTCTTAGTTAGAACACCTGGTAAAAATTCATCAGGCTTACGTAATCTAACTGTTCGACTATTCACAGTATCGATATTCTTAATTGTAGTACCAGAAATTTCGAATCCTCCAACACTCTGTGTAATGTATTCGGTAAGCATCCTGGATTTTGTATTAAAGGTATACAATCTGATTTTGCCAATAATTTGTATAGGACTAATTGAAACCAATTTAAAATTAGAATCTTCAGATTTGTATTGTACCTTTGAAACTTGTTTGTCTGCTGCCTTAGGCTGTTTGACTCTCGTCTTACGTTGTGCCTTGGCAGCAGACTTAATCCTATCAAGATCGAGGAGCATTTCCTGACAGGACTTAATGCGGCGATTGAGTTCGGGTCTTTTCAAATGTGAGTAACCCTCGACGGCATCATCACAACGCTTATGATAAGCATCTTCATAATCTACCAACCATCCCTCAATCACCTGGCGGACAGGCAATGTTGCCGATCCTGCCAAACCATGTTTCTTAAATAAACTATAAACGTCGATAGTAGTTTTTTCGCCGTCTATCCATTGATCTTCTAACTCAAGAAGATCCTGCATAATAGTATTACTAATCTTATTCTTAAGCCTTTCCATAGGCGAAATACTAGGACGTGCATCAGAATCGTTCTTTTTAATTAGCTTATCCTGGTAAATTTCTTTACCAAGGGAAATCATCTCAGAAGTCCATTTTGATAGTCCCGATGAATAAGCCTTAGACTTATCATCGTCATCCTTCTTCGGAGCATGTGTCAGCCAGAAGGCTGTTGCTGCACGTGAAGGATGTGAATAGAAATGATATTCAGGACAAGACATAATATACTGTAGATTAGCAGATTTTTTATGTTTTTCTTTAAGATAGTTTTTCAGTATCTTAGATATATCAGAATTCGACATTTCAGTTTGAAAATAATATAGAACCTGATCGAAGCCTTTTTCAATTGGTACAGCACTTAGTCCGAAACGACGACGTGTTGGTACCACTTTCTTTTGCTTTTTTCTAATAGCCATAATATTTGCTCCTCAACAAAATTTTATTATACAAGCATTCTACCATAGATTCAATGGAATGTAAACCCCCTATTTTCATCCACGCCTCATTTTTGCGTATATTTCTGGGTTATCTCCTCTACCGACTGGTACTGTATTTGACTTGTGAAGAGTGGCAAGACCGATGATGTATTCGCCTGAGTATTCATTCGCTCTTGCTTTTCCCTGGATGGGTGTAATGACGTCCGACGTCGGGACGCTGAAACGTGTTTCTGCATAATTCGGAACACTCGAGCCATTTGATTTATCCTTATCTTTGAGTTGATCTGGATGAACACCCATTTTCCGAAGCCATTTGTTATGCTCTTCTAAAGCTTTCTTAAAGCCAGGTGCATTTTTCATTTTACGTTTTTTAGTATTAAGACTAGACATACCACGGACAAGATGCATACTCATTTATAATACCTTTGATATAGATACTCCAGTTTGCGTAACTCGGGATGCTTATATATCCACATACCGGTATCAGGCTGGAAATGTTTACTAAAGAAAGAATCTAGTTCTTTGTTTCCAGTACGAGCAGATTTATCTATTCGAAGAGCCAATTCATCGAACTCGCCATCAGACATAATAGGATTGTCTCTGAACTCGTAGGCATATGCTGCGACTGAGAGCTTAATCCTATTACGGGTTTCAACGCAATAGTCAACCATTAGTTCCAGCCTTCTTCTGACTCGTAAACTTTCTGGCTACGAACACGATCGCCATAATGTTCATCAAGATACTTTGGAGCATCTGTCCAAGCATTGATATTAACAGAATCGTCGGAACGATCTTCTTTAGCAGTAACGGAATAATCCCGAACCTTAAAGTTACGCTGCATTTTAGCATTGAACTTTTTGCTGGCTTTGCGAATAGCTTCTAAACGCTGTTCCTGGGACATATTTTTAGTGATAATAATTTTAGACATTTGGATCTCCTCTTTCCAATTATTCATACTATTCTATCATAGTTTTATCCAAATGTAAACCCCCTAAATCAATTTAATCTGAATAAATTTTATAAAGGTGATCTTCAAAAGCTTCTACTTTTTCAATTCGATTAGGCCAGAGGATATATTCTTTTTCAGGATTTTTCTTAAGATTATTGAGGAGAGGAACAATAGCATTATAAAGTTTATCCAATTTATCTTGTGTTACAGTAGCAGTACTAGCAACGCTTTCTACCCTTTGTGTAGCCTCTTGTACAGCTTGTAGTTCGGATTCATCTACTGCTGTAAATCCGAAATCGAAAAAATCATCAGACATGTCCATCTCTCCTTGCATTCATGTATTGAACAAAGCAGACCCAAGTTAAAAAGGCCCAGAAAAAACTATGAATTAATCCCTGGCTTATTGGATAAGCAAACATACCTACCATCACGTAATCATACCATTTTAACATTGGGCCTCCTAAATTAGAATTTAACTGCAATACCTACAGTTGTATCTGTTTGTTTAAAATCTGCATCCAGATCATTCTCAATATATACATCGATAATAGAAGTTACAGAATAGCTAAGATCGACGTCAGCAGATGAAATATTAAATTTCATATTATCTGTAGTAGTATCTACCATATTTACTGTTGTGCTAAGGGTAAAATCACCTGATGTGATTGAAGGCCCAAAAAAGAGCTTATTGATTTCTGTGTCCAGATTACGCTCAACCCCAACTGTTGTTTCAATCGAAGATTCAGCGAATGCACTTGATGACATACCAAGCGCGAAGAGTGCAACCATTAGTTTTTTCATTTTTTTATTCTTTTCCTATTTGTGTTAAAAAAGGATAGACCGACTGGTGCTATCCCTTAAGGATATTTATATTTAAATAAATTTATATGGAGCGGGTACCCGGAATCGAACCGAGGTCTTTGGCTTGGAAGGCGATTGTAATACCATTATACTATACCCGCAGGGTGTGGGGCTAACCGTTGGCCCCACGCGGATGTATTAAGGCATCACCCTTAAATTTAGCAGAGCCAACTTATAAATGCTGGATGCGATTGCGTTCCTTTCTTATGAGGGCGAACGGACCATTCCCACCTGTGTCTTAATTTTAGAGTCGTTACAGGCTTAACCGCGTTTATACTCACTCGACTAACTATATATGGTACCCACGGCCAGACTCGAACTGGCACGCCGTACGGCCACGGATTTTAAGTCCGTTATGTCTACCTATTCCATCACGCGGGCGATTTGGTACTCGGTGAGAGATTCGAACTCCCGACAAACGCGTTATGAGCACGTGGTTCTAACCGCTGAACTAACCGAGTATATTGGCGATTCCGGGAGGACTCGAACCCCCGACCCACAGCTTAGAAGGCTGTTGCTCTAATCCAACTGAGCTACGGAACCATATTCGTAAAAATAATTATACCTCCTAATACCAACGTAATCCATAAAGCATTCCGAAATATAAAGCCAACGATAGTAAAAAAAGAACCTACAAGAAGCGCGCCAATTACTACTAGTAAGAGGAGCTGACCAAGTAAAGGCAGCGCTTCTTGTAACTCTGCGGGTGTCATTACCACACCCACTCTACTTCAATACCAAATTCTTTTTCACCTTCATAACGATCAGTTGCACTAT